TGTATAAGCTGTAATAAAGATGGTGGAACACTATTTAAAGAAACATCAGATACATTATCTGTTAATTGTGGTAATTTATCCAAACCTTGTGATTTAAATATTAACATTAAAAGATATAAAACACTAAATTTACATAATGAATTAATCAATGTTGATAATGAAATAAAAGAAGCAAAAAAAGAAATAATGGTAACAAAATTAGATTATTTGTTTAATTATATATTAGAAGATTTTGCTGTAGAAAAATTTGAAAAAATAAAAGATAAATTAAATAAAAAACAAGAAATTTATAACGAATTAGTATTATTATATAATACCATAGATAATGAAGAATATAAAATTTTAATTAATGATAAAGTATTGGAAAATTATAATTATATAAATGATTTTAAAGAAATATATAATTTATATGAAACAACTGGAGAAAATAGATATTTAGTTTCTGCTTTAGAATTATATACTTCAAAAATACGTGTTTTAGATGAAGAAATATTAAAAATGAAATATAGTATAAATTATATTGAAAAAAATTATGAATCAAATTTAAACACATTATTTCAATATAGTAAAACTTTATCAGAACTAGAAATTACTATAAATGAAAATACAAGATATAATGTAAATACTGAAACTGAAGATAAAGAAACTGATAATATAGATAAAGATGATACATTAGATACTGAAGAAAAATTAAAAGAATAATTGTATATTAAAAATTAAAATTAAATGATGATATATTATAAAATATAATATTTTATAGAATTCAAATAAAATATTATACTATATTAGAGATATTATAATATGATTACAGGATTATTTAAAATAATAAATTTACGAGTTTTTTTATTAAGCTTATTTTTAGGATTAATTTTTATATACTTAAATGATGATAGAAAAAAAATTAATGTATATCCTACACCATCAAATATTAATAAAGTTGAATATAAAGATAGAGCACAAAATTGTTATGAATATTCTATGGAAGAAGTTAAATGTCCTAGTAAATCAAGTCAAATAAATCATGTTCCTGTCCAGTAATTAAGTAAATTATTATATATATTATATATATAATATGTCAATATTAATAAAAAAATCCAATACTAAGAAATTGAAATTAAGTAGAAAACATATAGAAGCTACAAAAAAATCACATTTACAAGCAAGAGATTCAACATTATTAAAAGATGCTGGATTAACATTAGTTGATTATTATGATAAACATTTCAATATTCAATTTACACCTGCTGATGCTGAAGAAAAACAAAAAATATGGGGTTGTTGTAAAATTGAAAAAGAAGAAAATAAAAGTAGCTCTAAAAAAAAAATTTTGGGTGTTAAATCCGCATTATCAAATGCTATTTGTAGTACAAGTGCTGTAGGAGACCATATATACGGAATTAGAGAAATAAATGGTATATTAGGTTCTAATAGTCAATGGAATTTAATACCATGTATACATTCAGAAAATGTAAGTTGGAAAACAGTATTAGTAAATGGTAAAACAAAAAATATTGTAGAAGATCTTTTTACCCCAGATGAAATAAATAATTTAAGTAAAGAAAAAATAATATTAAACCTATCGAGTAATAATTCTATTGAAATTGATTCAGATTATGATAGATATATGAAATTTATAAAATGGAAAAATTATGTTGAAAGTAGAGGGGCTAGAATGTTTTACAATGGTAGAGATGAATTTGAAAAAAATATAAAAAAATTAATAAAAAAATATTTAAAAGATATAGATAAAAATATAGCTAAATATATTAGTTATATAAATGGTAATGAAATTTTATTACCCATAAGAAGTATACAAAGTGCTAATTTTTGAATATATTATTATAAATTTTGAATATATTATTTTATATACATTATATAGTATATAAAATGATAGGTATAAGTTTTAATCGTTTTGTCAATAATATAATCTATACAGAAAATGGAAGAATTATATTATCAATAATCTTAGGTTTAGGTTTAGCTTCTTTGTTTAGAAAATTATGTGAAGGAAAAAATTGCTATAGTTTTATTGGTCCAAAACAAGATGAAATAAGAAATCAAGTATTTTCATTTGATTCAAGTAATGAACATTGTTATGTAATGAAAGAAAAGACAGTAGCTTGTGATAAAAGTAAAAAAATAGTTGATTTTGCGTAAATTGCTTTGAAAAAATATACTTTATTTAGTATAAATTAAATAAAGTATGGAAAATATTAATATTAATAGTAATAATAATAATAATAACAATAATAATAATCAAAATGGCATAACATCTATATCACAATTACCTCCAGCTAATATTCAGAATCAGACTATACCTCAAATGTCTAATATGAATAATCAACAAGCAAATAATATAATTTTAACAAAAAATGAAATTGTAAGTGAAAATAATAATCAAATGCCTTCTCAAATGCCACAACAAGCACAGCCACAAGAAACTAATTATAATGAATTAATTGGACAATTACAAAAAGCTAATTCTCAAGGAATGACTGGATTACCTAGTAGAGATATTCCTGCTATTCCCATGCAAGTTAATAATGATGTTGAAATTAAACCAAATTTTGTTCCTTCTGCACCTACACATGAAGATTATATAAATAATATGCAAACACCTGAACATTTGATTCAAGAAAATGTCATTCAACAAAAACAAATAGATAATTTAGATATGTTATATAATGAACTACAAATTCCTATTATATTAGCTATTTTATATTTTGCTTTTCAATTACCAGCATTTAAAAAATTTGTAAAAAAAATGGGACCAGGATTATTTGCTAATGATGGAAATGCTAATTTATATGGAAATATATTTATTAGTATGTTATTTTCTAGTATATTTTATTTATTATTACAACTAATTAATAGAGTAACACAAAGTTTATAAAAAATTTTTATTAATTTTATTTTTAAATTTTTTCTATATTAATATTTACTTGCTTCGCTAATTCATCTACTAAAACATCATTCTTATAATCATTAATATATTTAATTTCACATATTCCACAAGAAACCATTAATTTCATACAATTATAACAAGGGTAATGTGTAATATATGCTGTACATTTATCACTTGATACTCCTCTTTTCGCACAATCAGTTATCGCATTTTGTTCAGCATGAATTGTTCCAATATTATGATTATCTCTCATAACCATTTTATGTTCACAACCAGCAATATATCCATTATACCCTTGAGCAACTATTCTGTTATCTTTAATAAACATACAACCTACGTGTAGGCGTTCACAAGAAGAACGAGTAGAAGTAATTTCAACTAATTGTTTAAAATATTGATCCCATGTTGGTCTCATAGTCATTATTTACTAATTTATATATTAAATAATGACTTTATTTTTAAATCAAGTTTAATAAATATCTTGTTTTTATTATTCTTGTTTTTTTATTTTTTTATAGTTTTCTTTTGTTTTTCTAGTTTTTCTTTTGTTTTTTCTAGTTTTCTTTTGTTTTTTCTAGTTTTTCTTTTGTTTTTTTCTAGTTTTTCTTTTATTTTTTTTAGTTTTTTTCTTTCATTTTTTTTTGTTTCTAGTTTTTTTCTAGTTTTTTTTATATTTTTTTCTAAATCTGAATTTATACGATTAGTGAATGTACATATAAATTTTTTATAATTACAAATAGCATTATTAATATCATTCACCTCTTCAAGATTGACCTCAACTAGAAAGTCTGAAATAGATCCATTTTCCACCTCATTTTTTATTAATACTGAAAAAATATCTTTCAAAAAAACACATGTTAAATATTCTTGTATATAATCTTTTTCATTTTCATTTTCTGGTTTATATCTATACATATTATATTCTGGTTCGTTTAAATTATGTATAATTAATTTAAATGATTCAGTTTTAAAATGTTGAAAAATCAAAGGTAACTCTGTGGTATAAAAATAACTAGTTTTAAAATTTTTACTAGGTATATTACATATGTAATTTATTGTGTTTTCAAGTAAGTTTTCTAAAGCATTTGTAGTAAAAGCTCTAGATATTTCTTTACTAAAACCCCAGTTTTTAGAAACTTCTCCACATTTAGATTTTTTATTTAAAACATCAATATGTTTATTCATAAATATATTATCATATAAAAGACAGTCTTGTGTAGTATAATAATTATCTCCTATACACTGATTTGTAAATTGTTTTAATTTTTCATTATGTACAAAATTATTATTTTTATCTTTATATTCAACATAAAATCCACTCCACCATACTGGTGTATTTTTTGTTTTTTTAATTGGTAATAAAAATTCTTTAAAATAATTAAAAGTATCATAATTACTTTGTTTATTATTATCTGTAAATAATAGCATTTTCAAATTTTTTATTATATCTCTATCTATAATATTTGGTTGTTTTTTTTCAAGAAGTGTTGTAATAAAATTGGTTTCAGTGTTAATATTACTACACATAATATTGTTAAACTTATAATATGATAATATTATTAAATATCATAAAATATTATTAAATATCATAAAATATTATTAAAATATTATTAAAATATTATTAAATATTTAACTATACAGTAGGAATAAATTTCCACCCTAATTCTTCACATATTTTTTTCCATATTTGATCTTGTTCAATTCTTTTTTCGCGATCTTTTAACATAGGAAAATATGGTAAAAATTTACGTTGGTCTAACAACTCACAGAGCTTGAATAAAGTATAATAATAATTTAAAAAATTCACGCGATCTTTAGGACAATATTTCGCATATGGTTTTTGTATCTCCATAAATAAATTACATAATTGTTCTTCTAATTCTGGAGTCATTACTGGTGGTTTAATTCCTAATTTATCTTTTATATATGGTATATGTTCATAAAATTTATTATAACCTAGATTTTTTAATATATCTTTAGTTTTTTTATTTGTAAGATCTTTTAACTCGATTCTTTCTTTTTTAATCTGATTTTTTATATTTTCAAATACTTCATCGGGTATATATGTGCTTTCTTTTGCTTGAAATTGTGCTAATATTTCTCGAAGGTGATTAATTCTTTTATAAGCATAAAAACAAACTTCTTTGGGGGGTTCTTTATATGAAGGTTTATCATTTTCAATTAAATATTTAATAGTTTTTGAACAATTATTACAAATAGTTGTACCTTCAGTTTCGACATAAATTAATTCACCTTTTTTACAATGACTACATATATCAGAATCATAGCAAAAATCATCATAATTAGAAATCATATTGTTAATATTATAAAAAAATTTATTGCTATAATTATTATTTTTTGTAGTAGTCTTTTTAATTTCATTCAAATCATTTGTCTCTATATTAAAAAATTTATTTATTTTAGCAGATTTTGAATTATTGTTAAAATCAGTATTATTATTTGAAATATTTTGTTTTTCTTCAAAATAACCAAATACATATTTTAAATTATTCAAAAAATAATCATTCTTTTCTTTTTCAATATTATTTATTTTATTATTAATTTCATTAATTTTGTTAATTAATAATTCTTTTTTTTCAATATTTTTCTTATTTTTAGGTTCTTTCATATTATTTAGTAATTCTTGTGTTTTTAATAATTGTATTTTTAATTTAGGTATAATAATTTCTTCGTTATTTTTAAATTTATCTATCATCTCATTATGTTTATTATCAACAGTTAATATATTGTTTACGTGTTTATTCATTATAAATTATTTATATTAATTAAATAATTAAAATTTAATATAAAATTTAAGTAAATTAATTAAATTAATTAAATTAATTAAATTAATTAAATTTAATTTTATAAATTTTTTTTCTTTAGGAATATTATAAAAAAATGGCTGGTGGTCTTATGCAATTAGTTGCTTACGGTGCTCAAGATGTATATTTAACAGGTAACCCTCAAATTACTTTCTGGAAAGTAACCTATCGTCGTCATACTAACTTCGCGATGGAATCAATTGAACAAACTTTCAACGGTCAAGCCGATTTTGGTCGCCGTGTTACTTGCACAGTCTCGCGTAATGGTGACTTAGCTTACCGCACATACTTACAAATCACTTTACCCGAAATTAACCAAGGTCACGGTAAATATGCCAGATGGTTAGACTTCCCTGGTGAACAATTAATCGCCCAAGTTGAAGTTGAAATTGGTGGTCAACGCATTGATCGTCAATATGGTGACTGGATGCACATCTGGAATCAATTAACTTTATCGAAAGAACAAGAACGTGGTTACTACAAAATGATTGGTAACACCACACAATTAACATACATCACAGATCCCGAGTTCGCCGATGTTGATGGTCCTTGCTCTGCTGACGGTGTCCGCCAAGTTTGCGCTCCCCGTAATGCTTTACCTGAAACCACCTTATACGTCCCACTCCAATTCTGGTATTGCCGTAACCCTGGTTTAGCTTTACCATTAATTGCTTTACAATACCACGAAGTCAAAATTAACTTAGACATCCGTAATATTGAAGAATGCTTATGGGCTGTCGAAGATATTGGTGGTTCTGGTAACAAAGCCAATGAAGCTTACAAACAATCTTTAGCTGCTGCTTCGCTCTTTGTTGACTACATTTTCTTAGATACCGATGAACGTCGCCGCATGGCCCAAAATCCTCACGAATACTTAATTGAACAACTCCAATTCACTGGTGATGAATCGGTTGGTTCGTCCTCCAATAAAATTAAACTCAACTTAAATCATCCTTGCAAAGAATTAGTATGGGTTGTCCAACCTGATGCTAATGTTGACTATTGTGCCTCGTTACAATCGGGTCAACAATTAAACAAATTATTAGGTGCCCAACCTTTCAATTACACTGATGCCTTTGATGTCTTACCCAACGCTGTCCACGCTTTCGGTGCTCAAGGTTTAGTTGGCTCTGATTCTAATGGTATGATTAACACTGCTTCGGGTGGTGCTTTCGTTGATCCATTTGCTTCTGAACATGACCCAACAGCAAGCGGTCCTACAGGAGATTCTGCTAATAATGAATCGGGTGTATCTGATGCCGGTACATTCGTCTTAGCCGAAACTGCCTTAGACATGCACTGCTGGGGTGAAAATCCAGTTGTTGTTGCCAAATTACAATTAAATGGCCAAGACCGCTTCTCGGAACGTGAAGGTACATACTTCGACTTAGTTCAACCATTCCAACACCACACCCGTGCCCCTGACACAGGTATTAACGTCTACTCTTTTGCTCTCCGCCCTGAAGAACATCAACCCAGCGGCACATGCAATTTCTCGCGTATTGACAACGCCACTTTACAATTAGTTTTATCGAACGCCACAGTTTCGGGTGTCAACACCGCCAAAGTCCGTGTCTATGCCGTTAACTACAACGTCCTCCGCATTATGTCGGGTATGGGTGGTCTTGCTTATTCAAATTAATTTAAGTGTTATTTTTATTTTTACATTTTAAATAATAATAACTTATAATAAATATTTTAAAAGTGCTTTTAAAAAGCGGAAACAAAAGTAACTTAAAGAAATAACTATAAATAATACTATAAAAAAATGACTTCATTCAATATTGTTGATTTAATTACAAACAATCCTATTACAAAACTAACTGAAACACATAATAATAATTTATTAAATAAGGTAAAAAATACTTTTAATGAAACAGAGCAACAATTATTTATAGCAAGTTTTTATAGTTATTTAAATTATCATAAAACAGATGATTATATTGTAGATTTAGATAATATTTGGCAATGGTTAGGTTTTAGTCAAAAAATTAAAGCAAAAGAATTACTAGAGAAAAATTTTATATTAAATAAAGATTATAAAAAACCGCTTTACCTCGAAGTAAAGCAAAAAAAAAATGGTGGTCATAATATTCAAAAATATTATTTGAATGTAAAAACCTTTAAATCGCTTTGTTTAAAAGCAGGAACAAAAAAAGCAGATGAAATACATGAATATTATATAAAGTTAGAAGAGCTTATTCAAGAAGTATTAGAAGAAGAAGCAATTGAAATGAAAAATAAATTATTAATTAAACAAAATGAATTAGAAAAACTTGAAGAAAACAAGAAAAATGAATTAAAACAACTCGAAGAAAAAAATAAAAAAGAATATGAAGAAAACTTAATCAAAGAAAAAGCATTAGAAAGACAAAAAATTTTACTGAAAGAATTTGGAAATAATGAATCATTAATATATATTATTAAAGTTAAATCTTATAATAACGGAGAATATGTTATTAAAATTGGAGAAAGTCGTAGAGGTATTATAGGTCGTTTCAATGAACATAAATCACATTATGAAGAATGTTTATTACTGGATTGTTTTTTTGTAGATAAAAGTAAAGATTTTGAGAGTTTTTTACATAACCATGAAAGTATTAGATTAAATAGAGTTACTGATTTGGTTAAACATAAAAATGAACGTGAATTATTTTTAATAGGAAAAGAACTATCTTATAAAATGTTATTAAAAATCATAGATAATAACATTAAATATTTTGGAAAAAATAATAATGATGAAGTAGAAAAATTAAAATTAGAATGTGAAAAACTGAATTTATTAAATGAATTAAATAAAAATGGAAATATTAATTCATTTATAGAGGAATTAATTAAAAATAATAACGCAAATAATGAAATTTTATTAAATAAAATAGATAATTTAGAAAAAATGAATAAAACAATACTTGAAAAATTAAATCTACAACAAGTTAAAAATACAACAAATTTTAATCAACCATTGGTAACATTAGGTCCACGACTTCAGCAAATTAATCCTGATAGTCTTAGTTTAATTAAAGTATATGATTCTGTATCTGAGTGTATGAGAGAAAACTATCAAATTAAAAGACCAAGTATAAATAAAGCAATTGCAGAAAATACAATATATCATGGTTATAGATGGTTATATGTTGATAGAGAATTTGATCCATATGTAATTAGCAATATTCAACCTACAAAAAAAACTAAAATACAAAATTTAGGTTATATTGCAAAACTTGATAAAGACAAAACACAAATTATAAATGTATATTTAGATCGTAAAACCGCAGCATTGGCTAATAATTTTTCTTCATCGTCTGCGTTAGACAATCCTGTAAAAAATAATTCAATAATAAAAGAACATTATTATATTTTGCTAACTAATTGCGATAACAAATTAGTATCTGATTTTTTAAATAAACATAATTTGAGAGAAATATGTTTATATAAAAATGGTATTGGTCAATATAATAGTAAACAAGAACTTATTCAAGAATATATATGTAAATATGATTGTATAAAAAAATTACATATTAGTGATAAAACTTTAACAAAAGCATTGGATAGAAATGTAGCATATAATAATAATTATTTTAAATGTATAGGTAGTAAATTACAAATAATATAATTTTTATAATATTTTTTTATTATATAATGAGCTCAACAAAAAAGAATAAAAAAGGATATAATTTATTTTCTAAAATAAAATCAAGTAAATCACAAACATATAAATTGAGGAGAAAAAAATCAAATAAATTTGATAAACATTTTTATCCTTTTTGGTATAAAAAAATACCATTTCCAAGATACAAAAAAATAGAAGATCTGGTTAAACAAGAAACATGGGATTTACATTTAAATTATGCAAAAAAATTTTATTCAATAAACACATCAAGTGAAAATAATATTTTAAAAAAAAATACTTATTTATTTCATGGTTCAAGTGTAATAGATCCTGTTAATAATTTAAAATTTAATAATACACTATTTTTTTTTGGTCTAGATGCATTTATTAGTTTATGGTATTTAACTGAAATAAAAAGAACACAAGTATCACAAATAAAAAATTTTATAAATAGCATTGTTAATAATTTTAATAGAACATCTAATGCTATAAAAGACCATGAAAAAATGATCAAAAGTGGACACTTCACCCAGGAGGAATTAAAAGAAAATATTTATTCATCCAAAAAAACAATTCAAAATATAGAAGAAGGATTTAAAGAATTAAAAAATTGTTTTTCTGATTATTTCAAAAAAAATATGTATATAGATCATGGTTTAAATTATAAAAGTATTTTTGATATGCAAGAAGATATTAATAAATATGAAAATAAATATTATTTTTTACATGTTTATAAAACAATAGAAAATATTGAATATAAATATTTAGAAGATATATTATATGAAAATCCTCATGATTTTAAAGAATGCACTAAACAAGCTTGCTTACACCCACAATTTGGATATCATATAAACGAGTTAGAACCACCCGTTGAATTATCAATGGAATTTACAATTCCTGCAAATAAAATAAGAGAAAATATAAAATTAGAAAAAATTTATTTAGTAGATGTAAATATTTTAATGGAAAATTATACAAAAGATTTTAATAACTTTAATCCATTAACTTCTATTGTTTGTGAAATAACTAAAATATTTTAATATAATCTGAAATAATAATTTTTAAATTAATAATATTTTATTTTATAATATATATTAATAATAAATGCAAGTCAGTTTAGTAAAAAGTAGTTTTTATTTTACATATATATTCTTAATTACAACTGGAACAATATGTTTTATTGAAGCTTTGCGTAATCCAAATCCTCAAATTCGCCATATTATGAATTTAGAAACATGTATTTCAGTTGTTGCAGGATATTTTTATGGTCTATTTGTAGATAAATTAAATAAAGCAGAAAAAGAAGCAAAAGAAGCGCAAGAAAATAATGGTTCGAAAGAATCAGAATTACCCTTAGAAAAAATAAATGATATGCGTTATACAGATTGGGCAATAAGTACTCCATTAATGCTTTTAGTTTTATGTATGGTTTTAGGTATGGAAAATAAAATTACTGTAACATTTATGCCATTTGTTTTAATATTATTATTTAACTTCTTGATGTTGGGTTCGGGATATGTTGGAGAATTAGGTAAATTAAGCACAACAATGGCAAATGTTGTTGGATTTTTATTCTTTTTCTTAATGTATGGAACAATATGGAAAGTTTATATGACTGGTTCTAAAGTGACAATTCAAT